TTTCCGAACTCAAACGAGCACTTCAATCTGGACTCACTCAACATCAATATGCAACGGACCACTTCGAGATATTCGTTAAATACCCCAACCTCATCAAACACTGGTACGAAGCGACTGTTCAACCCCGCAAGTCAGTTGATGGATTTAAATGCTTCTTCTTCTATGGAAAAGCCGGAACCGGTAAATCCACTCTCGCTCAATACCTCGCTTCCCAAGGAGGAATGGAGCCTTTCAGATACAGCCTCAGAGGATTCTGGGATGGATATATCGGACAGCGAAGAGTCATCTTCGACGATTTTCGAGGCAGCGACCTATCTTATGGAGACTTTAAGAGAGTTATCGACAAATTCTCCCTTCGAATTAACGTTAAATGCTCTTCATGTGAGTTGGCGGCCAACGAATTCTACATCACGTCCAATTTCACGCCGGATGAATGGTGGTCTGAAGAAGTAACCGGTAAAGACCGTTCCGCTATTTTTCGCAGAATCACCGACGTCTTTTTCTTCCCCGAAAAAGGCAAATTCCGTCATTACACTTCTTACTCTCGCTTCAGCTACTTCGAACTAAATGGTGAGATCGCGCCGCAACTACAAAAAGAAATACCGCCGTTACAGGAAATCATACTCGACGATCAAGAGGAAGTACAAGAGATACGCCTCCAAGTACAATAAAAAACGCACTATGCAACGTATCAAAAAAGTCAAATGGCCCGCCAGAAATATTGGTGGTGACCGTGCTTACTGCAAGCTACGTTATGTTGCTGGTCTCAATTTTGGAATTGAAGAAACTGAGTCTTTCAATTCTCAGAACTTACGCATGAACACTGGTGCCATTGATGGACCACTTGGACCCGGCCTTACAACCATTGCTTCTGTTTTTGGAAATACTCCCAACTTATCAACCCTTGCTGCCCTTTACCTCAATTATCGCATTAGGGGAATCAAACTCAAGCTTACATATTGGCAACAATCTGGTACTCCTGTCGTCCTCTTTACCAATGCTCAATCAAATCTGGATGAAGGCTATGCTGAAACTCCGAACCCGGACTTTGTAACTCCGAACATTTCCGTTCTCCCTGAACAAAGATGGGCTCGTTATCGTGTTTGCACTCAAACTCAAAATGGTGGTAAACCCACCGTACTCAAATCATATTATTCCGTGAACAAAGTTCAAGGACCTGATAATGTGGTTAAAAATGATCGTGACTACATCGGAGAGATGAAAGTAGGCACTCCTTACTGGGGAGATTCTCCAGTAACTGACGCTGTCCCAAAAAGAAGCCCTTTCCTTCAATTTGGCCTATTCACCCTCAATGGAGCAGCCGTTGCTGCAGATGAAGATGTCCTTGGCGTTCTAAAAGTAGAAGCCACTGTGTATACAGAGTTCTTTGGAAAAAGAGTCTCAACTGAATAAAAGTTTTTATTAAAACTACAAATTAAATCTGTTCACCAATACAAAGATTCTATTCTTTATATCATCAATGTACTCCTGTTTTGTTGATCCAGACCTTCTTCGATTGTAGTGAATGTATTCTTCATTCACCAACCACAAAATAACCTGCCAATGCTTGATTTCATCATATTCAAGGCCTTCTTCAGAAGCCCACCAACGCAATTTTCCTTTAGACAAACTAGTTAATTGCTCATAAGAAAAACCTTTCAAATATGCAAAATATTCTTTGGGACTTAAATAATCCATCTTGATCCAAACCTAGTACAAAAAGCAGTGATTCCTTATGTTAACCCGAAGGGCGAAGCCCGGAGAATAGAAACCGGTCATGATCTTCTTATAGTTTTCTCAGAACATACACAAACACACGGGTTGACTTCGGAAATTTCTCGGAACCCGAAAATGCGATGTCCCACAAAGGTTGTCTAGGAGCGGTGACGAAGTCCACCCATTATTACCTAGACAACCTTGTCACACACATGGACAACCCCCAAGCTCGCAATTGGTGTTTCACTTACAACAATCCTACTCTCACTGAACTCGAGATTGCTGATATTTTTCAGGATATCGGCATTAACTACTCAATTTTTCAACTGGAAGAAGGCGAAGAAGATGGTACGCCTCACTTCCAAGGTCTTGTCATGTTTAAAGAACGCAAAAGACTCTCTCAAATCCGTCATCTATTCCAAGCTCACTTCTCTGTATGCAGAGATCCAAAGGCGTCTCGTAAATACTGCTCCAAACCTGAAACTCGACTTTCTCCTCCTTGCGAACTAGGAATTTTCCCGGAAACGACTCAAGGGTCGCGCACTGACCTTTCCGAACTCAAACGAGCACTTCAATCTGGACTCACTCAACATCAATATGCAACGGACCACTTCGAGATATTCGTTAAATACCCCAACCTCATCAAACACTGGTACGAAGCGACTGTTCA